CGTGGGCGTCATTCTCGGCGTTGAGATTTCAGGTGCCACTGGTGCGGGTACGCCGACGATCACTGTGGCGTACACCAACTCGGCGAACACTGCGTCGCGCAGCGGTGTGAACAGCGTGGCGACGGTGGCGAGCAGCGCGGTCGGTACGTTCTACCCAATCGGCTTGCAGGCCGGTGACGTAGGTGTTCGCAGTGTCCAAACGCTCACGCTAAGTGCGACATGGACCAGTGGCACGATGCACCTCGTGGCGTACCGGGTGCTCGCAACGCTAGAGCTTCCTGCGGCCGGCGTCCCCAATGCAGTCGATGCGCTGACGAGTGGAATGCCGAGGCTGTATGACACGAGCGTTCCGTTCCTGATCTTCATTCCGCAGACGACGACCACAACGCTGTTGTCAGGCTCGGTCGTCTATACGCAGGGGTAACAGGTGGCCGCTTCCGGCAAGGGCAGCGCACTGACTGGCTTGCTTCTTGCTCGTCGTCGTCGTCGTCGTCGTGGCACTGTCGATCTGCTGGTCAGGTCGAAGGTCGGAGACGCTGCGCCGGCTGTTTTCGATGACCTGCTATTCAGTGCCGACCCGCGTCTCTACTACGTCGTCTACCCGAGCGCCGAGTCTGAGCCGAGCGCGGCGCAGATCAAGGCCGGCCAGCAGCAGAGCGGCGCAGCGGCGACTGCAAGCGGCAGCGAGACGGCGCGCACGACGACCGGTGAGGAAGTATTCGCCGCTGCGGCCACTGGGCTGACCGGCGGGACCAGCTACAAAACGTCGTTCGTCTGGTCGGACGGGACGAATGACTCGAACGTCAGCACCACTGTAGCGTGGGCGACGGACGCCACCGGCACGCTCTCCACCTCGATCGGCACCATCACCTTGTCGGCCGCAGGCGCGGTTGCGGTCGCGGGCACGCTGTCCTCTTCGGTAGGTGCGGTAGCGCTCACTGGGGCCGCCCAGGTGCTCGTGGCCGGCGCTCTAGCCTCTGCGGTAGGAGACGTCGGGATCAGTGGCTCTGGCGGCGTTCTGGTGACCGGCACGTTGTCCTCGAGCGTCGATGCCTTGAGCCTCACCGCATCGGGCACGGTAACCAACGACGAGATCTTCGGCATCCTGAGCGCTTCGGTCGGCGACATCACCCTCTCCTCTGCCGCGGGCACGGTGGCGGTCTCGGGCGTGCTCGATCGCGAGACCGGCCTGCTGGCCCTGTCGGGGTCGGGTTCGGCGGCCATCGCCGGCAGCCTGTCCCAGTCCGCGGGCGATGTGGTCCTGGTCGGTCAGGGAGCGGTCGAGATCAGCGGCGTGCTGTCTGGCTCGGTCGAGCCGCCGACGCTATCCGGTCAGGGCGGGTCGGCGGCTACCGGCGCCTTGTCCGCCGGCATCGGCTCTCTTGTGCTCAGTGGCGCGGGCGGGGTGACGGTAGCGGGCAGCCTGGATCTGTCGACGGGCGAGGTTTCGTTGACCGGGGTCGGCGGCGCAGCATCGACGGGCACGCTGACGGAGGCGATCGGCAGCATCTCGCTCGCGGCCACAGGCGGAGTGCTGGTGACGGGCAATCTCTCCTCGAGCGTGGGCGGCATCACGCTCGACGCCGACGGCGTGGTAGGCGACGTGCCGGTCACCGGTTCGCTCAATGCCTCGGTGGGCGATATTCTCCTCTCGGCAACCGGGACGGTCTCGTCCGACGGGACCGGCGGCGACTGGATCACGAGGCAGCGGCGAGAGAGCAACAGGTAACGAGGGGTAGGACATGGCAACTGCAGTTCGAGTACCGAAAACCGCGACAGCGCCTCGCATGACGTTGACTTTCTAGGATTCACATGTCGGCGATCTATTCGAGCACTGAACAAACGGCGGCGATGGCTGCGGGCAACGCTGCGGCCAACGGCGCGAAAGAAGCGGCGTTTCTGTCGTCGTGGCAGACCGCTATCGGGTCGAATGGCAAGGTCGTGCTCTATCGCGATGCGGTGTCGGTATGGTCGTCGACGCTCACCGGCACGGTGCCGATTTCGGGTAGCGCGTTCGTCATTACGGCCGTGTCACAGGTCAGCATCAGCGCTGCGGACATTGACACTGGCGCTTGGGAACTGCGGGTCGAGAAAGCTGCCGATGCAGCGGTGTATTTCGGATGCACGGTTGCGCGTGCGGAGACTGTCGGGACGGTTGGCGAACTGAACGGCGATCTGCCGTCGAGCGGCACTCTGACGCTCGGAACGCTGACGTTCAATGCGCCGGACATGGACACAGTGCTACCCGCTGCCGAGCAGGTCGAGACGATTGTGAGCGGGTCGAATGTCGGCTCTCTCACGCTGACGTTGACGACGCAGCCGACGGCAGCTAACAAGGTTCTGATTCCCTTCGCGTTCTATGAGGGTTTCCGTGGCAAGACCGACCCGACAAGCGTCAGCGCGACGCTGTGGATCGACCTAGAAGATCTGAGCACGCTCAAGCCCAATACCGACGGCACCGGGACGATCACCGGGGTCGATCAGGTGGTGAAGCGCATCGGCAACAAGGGCAGCGCTGGCGGCTACTTCACTAATTCGTCGGGCTGGTATCTGCGGGAAGCGACCAACGGCGCGTACTACCTGGAGATGACCGGGACAAGTGAGTTTGTCTCGAACATCGCAAGCTCGGCGATCATCAGCGTTGCTGCCGGCGAGGTTATCGCCGCGTGCCGGCCGACGACGTATTCGGACGGTGGCGATAGCTGGTATTCGCCGTCGGTGTGGCAGGCCGACGACGGGTGTGCAGGGGTGTCGCTCAAGTCGGCGACGCTTGCGGAAGTGTTCAACCTGGACACGACGGACGACTCGATCACGCCGACGCAAGTCGATGGCGCGGATCAACTGTTCACATGGCGGCACACGGGCGGGGTTCTATCCGGTGCGGTCGGCTTCAACAGCGATCCCGGAACGACGGTATCGAGCGGGAATACAAACTCGCTGGCGAACGGCTTCGCGCTTGGCGGCGTGTACCACGGGTCATTCCCAAGGCTCACTGGCCGCTTTTACGGCATCGTGGCGACCAGTACCGCACTCTCGACCACGAATCGCGACTTCGTGCAGAGGTTCCTTGACCGCAAGATGACCCCGGTGGCGACGCTTGCACCGCCTTCGTGCATCGACAACGCGAACAACGCCTATGTGGTGATCGAGTCGAAGGCGGATGCGGCGAACAAGCTGCTCTCGGGTGTTGTCGCGTGCCACAACGTCACACCGGGGTCGGGCACGTTCACTGCAACGCTGAACTTCGGCGGGTCCAAAGGCTACTACGCCGCCGCCGTTATGAGCGAGTGGTCGGAAATGGTCGGTGCCACGGCGGTCGATGTGACCGGCACGGCGACAAATGACGGCTCGGCCGGTTCGCTCGCGGTGTCAACAAGCGCTACGGCTCAAGCGGTCGAATTGGCGCTGTCCGTTCATGCGTTGTACAACGACGATGCCGACGCGAACATGGTCACGCCGAGCGGGTATACCTCTCTCGGGGTTTTGGACACGGCATCGACGGTACTGGGCTTCCGTGCCGCGTACAAGGTCGTGGAGAGCATCGGCACGCAGTCTGCTACCGGGACATGGGACGTTCACTCTGCCGGCGGTGCAGCCGCTGTTCTGGTGACGCTCAAGGCCGGCACATCGGAAGAAGAACCGCCGAGCGGTGGGTCCGGTCTGACGCTGAACGGCATGTCGAGTGACATGAACAGCAACGTCGAGCATGAGTACTACTTGCACGGCGTGCCGAGCGAGTGGGACTGGGGGCACACGAGCAAGATCGGATCAGGTGCGAATCCGCCTGGAGCGTACCCAGATCCGCATTGGGTGCCGTGGGGTATCGCTGCGACGGGGCAGGGCTACACGCCGGGTTCGCACAACTGGCGTTGCGCCATCGTCGGGATTCACTCGTTCAAGAAAGTCTCGGGACAGTGGTCATTGCAGCACACGGCAGTGACTGCGCCGGGGAACATCGACGGCGCGGAGTACACCGATTACGAGACGAACACGACGCAGGCCGCGACGATCTATACCGGCAACGGCATGGAAGAAGTGTTTCTCGACAATGATGGATCGAGCTATCACTTCTACCCGGACTCGCGCACCGCTGTGGACACTTGTGAAGAGCGGGTTGTCATCGTCACGGCTTCGTTGAAGTTGATCGACGATGGCGGCGCGGACGAACGCTCGGCGGCCGAGGTGGTCGTGATGGGCGCGGCCGACTTCTACACGACCGCAACGAGTGAGTGGCCCAATAACACCGAGTCGATCATCGGTCGGGCCACCAAGCCTGCAAGCTGGCCGACCATCAGTTATCACACTGCCCACACGATGACATCAGACGCAGCGATCAACGAGTTTATCGCTTGGGTCGAAGCCGAAGGAGTATTCGCGTAATGCCTACCCTCAAATGCACGATCACGATGAGTAACGACATTCCGTCCGTGACGGGTGTCCCGGTTTTGTTTCTGCGGAGACCGTGATGCAGCACATCAAGCACAACGAGGCTACTGGGGCGAACCGCTGGGTACGCTTTCGCTGCTTCGACGACGACTCGGCCGACGGTTATGCCCCCAAGACCGGGCTAACTTTCGCGAGCGGAGAGCTGAAGCTCGCGAAGGCAGGGAGCGCTTTCGCCAACGCAACCAACTACGCAACGGTGGTCGAAGCCGGTTTCGGCTGGTACTGGTACCAGACCAGTGCGGCGGAAGTGAACACCCTCGGCGCCGTGCTGCTCCTCCCGAACGTGACGGACGTGTACCCGGACGCTACCGAGTTTCAGGTTAGCGCGCCCGACTTCAACTCCGCCACCTCCTTCGGACTGTCGAACCTCGACGCGACAGTTTCCTCGCGCTCTTCGCACACCGTGGCGGACATCCTTGCCGGGGTGATCGAAACGGGCCTCACGCTGGCCCAGGCCATGCGCGGTCTCCTCGCGGAGGCGCTCGGCAAAATCGGTAACGTCGGTACGAACACGGTCACGGCGAGAGCGGCGATCACCGACGCGAAGGTGCGCGTCACGGCGACCCTCGACGCCCAAGGCAACCGCACCGGTGTCGCGGTGGATCTGGACTGATTCGCCCGATTTCCGAGCAGGCAATAACCTCCGGCCATGTTCAGCCATGACTTTCATCCTAGTGAGCTGTTTCCGGACGCCTTCTGGCCGAAGAGCAACTATATGACTGCTGTCGTTTCCGACGGTCTGATCCAGATCGAGTACCGCTACTCGAACGGGGATCTGTTGAGCTCCGACCCAGAGGACGCGGCGGTGGTCGACATCGACGCCCCCGGCTACGTCTCTGGCCCGCGTGAGTTTGTCGGTGGCGTACTCACGCTGCGCCCGATCGGGGTAGGTACGGCGACCGTCGAGGTGACCTATACGGACCCCGACGACGGGCTAAAAACCGTCGCCAGACCCATCACGGTGGTCCCGCAATGACGATCGACCCGAACGGCGCCACTTGGCTGGCCGCAAAAGATTTCCTCTCGAAGAGGCTGGCCTTGCTTCGAGAGAAAAACGACAAGCACCTCCCCGAGGCTGAGACAGCGAAGCTGCGCGGCCAGATCGAGGAGGTGAAGAAGCTGTTGCGTCTTCCGGAACTGATGGAAGACCCGGCAGTTGCCGACCCGCCTGTCGAATGACGCGCGGGTCCAGTCGCAGGGAGAGGGAAACGATGGAACTGAGTCAAGAGGAAAGGCAGAAGCTCTGGGACGAGGAGGTAGCCGGCGATGCGCCGCCTGTCATCGACCCGCCCAAGGAGAGCGAAGCAGAAGAGCCTGCCGCCGAGGCCGAAGAGGCCGTTGCGCAAGCGCAGGCACCGGACCCGCTCGAAGAGATCCGCGCCAAGTTGGGCGTGCTCGATCGTCTCGAGCAGCGTATCCGGAACACGGAAGGGCACATCGGTGGGCTGACGTCCGAGCTGCGCACGTTCCAGAAGGAACTCAAGACCGCCACCGCTGTGGCCGTCGAAGCGCCCGGACCGGCACCGAGCAAGCAGCAGATCGCTGCCGCCGCCACGAGCCTGGAGAAGTGGAACAGTCTCAAGGGCGACTTTCCGGAGTGGACCGAAGCCATCGAGGAGCGGATCGGCGCTATGCCGACCGCGCAGGCAGCGCAGCCCGTCGATGTCGACGCGCTGCGAGCGAAGATCACGGCAGAGGTTCATGCCGCCTTCGAGCCCCGCCTCGTGGACGTAGCGCACCGCGGCTGGAGACAGCTCGTGCGTACGGACGGGTTCAAGGGCTGGCTGGATGCGCAGCCAGACGATGTACGCAATCTCGCAGGCAGTCCGAAGGCGGACGACGCGATCGACCTTCTCGACAGGTACAAGGCAGCCAGCAATGTGCTCCCGAAGACCGCGGAAGAAATCGAAGCGGAGCGCAAAGCGCGCCTGAAGAGCGCAGCAGACTCACCGCGTGGTCAAGGCTCGTTGCCGAACCGGAAGGGTCCGGACGATATGACCGATGCGGAGTACTGGAACTACCTTCAGAGGTCGAAGAAATGATCCAGAACTTCAGTACCAACCCGTCGCGGAACAGAAGCCGATCGGCTGCTGCACCGGCGACGAAACCGATGCCGATCATCGCCTCCGCGATGACGGCTCAGATGAAACCAACGCCAGGCGCGCGCAACCGCCGTCGCCCGGTGAAGCCCATTTTCTGAAGGAATCGACATGACCATCCAGAACTACTCCACCGTTGCCTCGCGCAACCTCATCCGTGCCGAGCAGGACATGCTCAAGCACGCCGAGCCGATCATCGTTCTCGGGAACTTCGGCACGCAGAAGGAACAACCGCTGAACAAGACGGACACGATCGTCTTCCGTCGTCTGAACCCGTTCAACATGCAGGCCGGCGGCGCTCCCGGCATCACGGCCGCCAGCTTCATCCTCGCCGAGGGCGTCACGCCGAACTCGAACACCATCAGCTATACCGACGTGTCGGTCACGCTGCAGCAGTACGGTGTGCTGTTCAAGTTCAGCTCGAAGGCCGAGATGATGTACGAGGAAGACATCCCCTCGGACATGGCCAAGCTGACCGGCGAGACGATGGCCGAGGTCGCCGAGATGATCCGCTACGGTGTCCTGCGCGGCGGCACGAACGTGCTCTACGGCAACGGCTCAACCCGAGCCGGCGTAAACACGGTCGTCACCCTGGGCCTGCTGCGCAAGGCAGCCCGCACGCTGGAGAGCAACCGGGCGCGGCGCGTCACGCAGCGGTTGTCGAGCGGTCCGAACTTCGGCACCTCGCCGGTCGAGCCGGGCTACATCGTCTTCGTCCACACGGACGTCGAGTCGGACATCCGCAACCTGCCTGGCTTCACCAAGCGTGAAGAGTATGCCCAGCGCAGCGCGGTGCACGATCGCGAGATCGGCGGCACGGAGAACTTCCGCGTCGTCACCTCGCCTCTGCTGACCCCGTTCGACGAGGCTGGCTCGGGCACGCTCAACGGCACCCTCGGCACCTCGAACGTCGACGTCTATCCGATCCTCGTGATCGCGGAAGATGCGTGGGCCAACGTCGCGCTGAAGGGCATGGGAGCGGTCAAGCCGACGATCCTGTCCGCCCGCCAGAAGAACCACGCCAATCCGCTGGGCCAGTTCGGCTACGTGGGCGGCGACTTCTGGATGGCCAGCGTGCGGCTGAACGAGAACTGGATGGTTCGACTCGAAGTCGGCGCCACCAGCCTCTGATCAGGAGACAGACATGACTGTCAAGATCAACCAGGTGCTCAACGGTGCGGATTTCACCGACTCGCAGCGGCGCGCATTGCGCACCGTACTCGAGGCTATCGTCGACGACTTTACCGCGACGAACGCTTCGGTCGTCGGCATGGCTGCGAAGCTCGACGACGATGCCACGGTGACCGATACCAACTACGAGGCGTTGTGGACCCCGTCCGCCACCCTCACCGACTGAAAAAGGAAACTGACATGAGCTACAACCTCGCGGGAGCCGTCGCCGGCTCCAACATGAACTTCGCCCGGGCGGCCCTCGTTGCCGGCACCACGACCACGATCACCACGACCGTGACCGCGATGTACAGCATCAACGGCAAGATCTACACCAAGACCGCCATCACCAACGGAGCCACGCCGACCACCGACATCTCGACCGGTGCTGCCTTCGTACCGCTGCCGATTCCGACCTCGGCCGCGGATGCGAAGGGGTGTGTCTTCGTGGTCGCCCTCAACGCCGGTGGCGACGTCAAGGTGGCGCAGGGGCCGCTGGTGAACGTCGCCGATGTGACCAACGGTGACGCGATGTACGTCTTTCCGCGACTGGCCGACAGCCTGTGCCCGGTGGGCTACATCATCGTCAAGGGCTCCTCGACCCAGGTCGCGACGTGGACGTTCGGCACGAACAACCTGTCGGGCGTCACCGGCATGACCTACGTCTTCGGCGACCTGTCGTCGTTGCCGGGTCAGCCGATCTCGTCCTGATGAACCCCCTCCGGCCCGCCTTGGGGTGGGTCGGAGGGACAACCGGAGGAAAGACATGGGTGTGAAGACCATCGATACGGAAGAGGTTGGCGTTGCCCAGATGCGGGCGAAGACGCTGCCCGAGATCAGCGACCATCGACCGGAGGACATCGTCGTCGAGAACGCAACCACGACGAATGCTCTCGATCTGGAAGCGTTCATGCACGAGCTGGTCAGGGTGCGCGTGCATGGCTCGCCTGAAGAGGGGGCTCTGCCCGTCGTCAGCGTGATCGTCAACGGCACGATCCAGCCGGTCCCGCGCGATGTCGAGGTGGCGGTCAAGCGCAAGTACGTCGAGGCTCTCGCTCGAGCGAAGGCAACGAGCTACAAGCAGGTCACCAACCCGGTCGACCCGTCCGATATCCGGATGGTGCCGACGACGGTGCTGTCGTACCCGTTCACGGTGCTCGAGGATACCGAGCGCGGAAAGAACTGGCTGCGCAACCTGTTGGCGCAGCCGGTGTAAGCCATGAACTTCGCCGCCCTGGTCGAACGTCTGCGCATGGAGTGCGCTGTCTCCGGTCCGGAGATCACGACCGTGCAGGGCACCCTGCCCCGCGAGATCGGGCGGCTGAAGAAGTGGATCGTCACCGCTTGGGAAGAACTGCAACTGAAGCATGCGGACTGGGAGTTCCTCCGCATCGCTTCTTCGCACTCGATCCCCCAATACGCGAGCCTGCTCAACCCGGCCGAGTACGCGGCCGACACGGTGTCGGACTGGAAGATCGACACCTTCAGGCTCGCGGCCGCTGGCGGGGGATTCGACGAGTCGGTGCCGATCGCTTTCCTAGACTACGAAACCTGGCGCATTACCGACGGTCTCGATTCGACGCTATACGCGCGTCCGAATTCGATCACGGTGCGGATCAAGGACAAGGCGCTCTTCGTCGGCCCGAGCGCGGACGTTGCCTACGAGCTCTACTACGACTACTACCGCACCCCGCAGACGCTGTCCGCTGACGCCGACATCCCGCTCTGCCCGGCTCGCTTTCACATCGCCATTGTCTACCGGGCGATGCAGATGTACGGCCGCTACGAGGCAGCGCCGGAGGTACTGAGCGACGGCCTGCGCAATTACCGTCGCATGCTGGCCGAGATGGAGAACGACCAACTGCCTGCGGTGCAGATCCCGGGGCACAGCGATGCGAGCTGATCGCCTGCCACAGGTGAAGCTCGATCACGTTGTACCAAAGGGCGGACTCGACCTCGTCACCCCGCCGCTGCTGCTGCAGCCTGGCGCCTGCCGATCGGCGGAGAACTTCGAGGTCGATCTGGAGGGCGGCTACTCGCGCATCGGCGGCTACGAGCGGTGGGCAATGCAGCGCTCGATCACCAAGGAAGCGATTTACGAGGTAACGCTGACGCTGCACGCGGTCAGCGGTTCCGCTATCATCATGCCGAACGGGGTGCAGCTTCGCGGAGACACGAGCGGAGCCAAGGCCCGTCTGCTGTCGAAGCTCAGTGATGGAAACGTCGCGAGTATCCGCGAACTTGGCTCCGACGCTTCCGATGTCGGGCCTCTGTACGTGACCGAGCGGTTCGTCACGTTGTACGAGACCGTGGCGAAGGTCGTGCTGCTGTACGACGTTACCGGTACCTTCGTAGCCGGCGAGAATGTGTCTTTCCTGGCGGAGGACGGGAGCGCAATCCACTACGGACTCGCGCCAGAAACCTTTGCTGGTACTACCGCGGACGTGCGCGTGACCGTAGCCCCAACGGTTCTGGCTGAAGCCGATCCGGTAACCCTCGCAGAGGAACTTGACCGAGCGGCCGTGGCCTTCCGCGGCTCGGTGCTGGCACCCTGGTCGAGCGAGTCAACCTTTTCCGTGCAAACGCTAGCGATAGAGACTCTCCGCGGCATACCGCTGGTTTTCAGCCGCGCTCCGGTTAGCTCTGGAACCGCGCTGTACGCGCTTTACCCGAATGAGGCCAGCGAGTACGCACAGAGAAGCGATAGCTTCGGCGCCGAAGGTTATGGCTGGTCGCGCGCTGGCTACGACACCTACACGGGCTGGGGCGGCACCACTATCGGCGGTGATCCGGAATACCTGGAGTGCGTGCGCTACAACTTCTCCGGTGCTGCGGATGGGGAGCGTCTCTACTTCACAACCGGAAACACTGCCGCCTTCTCTTTCCACTTCATCGGCGAGTCGCTTGCCTACGAAGGCTGGAGAGGGAACTTCAATACCATCCCGACAGGCATGGCCGTCGACACACCGACGCACGTTGCTGCGCACAAGCATCGACTGTTCTTGTCCTTCGGCTCGAGCCTGCAATTCTCGACCGCAGGAGATCCGGAGGATTGGTCGCCTGTGACCGGCGCTGGCGAGCTGGCGGTCGGAGAGGACATCACGAAGCTTCAGTCGGTGATAGGCGGCGACACCTCGGTGCTGCTCATCTACACCACGACGCGGATCTACGGTCTGTATGGTGACTCATCGAGTAACTTCAGCCTCGTTCTGCTTGCCTCTGATCTGCGCGTCGATCCGAAGTCGATCCAGATGTTCGGCCAACCGATCTTCCTCGCCGACAACGGGGTCGTATTCCTGTCGGCGACGAGCGCGTTCGGCAACTTCAAGATGAAGACGATCAGCAACCAGGTCTCGCCCATGCTCAAACGCTTGGCGGGAAAGCTGGTTAGCTCGATCGTCATACCCGAGAAGAACCAGTACCGATTGTTCTTCAGCAACGGCGAAGGCCTGTACTTCACCTTCAGCGGGGACAAGCTCGTTGGCATCATGCCCGTCCGTCACGACCGGCCGCCCGAGATCGTCCACCTGTTCCACAACGATGCGACGGGCGAGAACGAGTTCCTGTTCGCCTGCGCCGCATCGCGGCGCGTCTATCGCAGCGACATCGGTCCTTCCTTCGATTGCAGGCCGATCGACGCTCACCTGTTCCTCGCCTTCAACGCGAGCAGGAGCGCGAGAATCAACAAGGCTTACCGTCGCGCCTCGCTGGAGATCCAGGCCGAGGAGGGCTATGTGACCTTCAAGGCAATGTTCGACACCGATTATGCGTCCATGAGCACCGCACCGTCTCCGCAGCAGGATGTAGACGGCACGTTGGTCAATGCTTATTCGGCCTTCGACGACGCGCTGTGGGACGAGTTCTACTGGGATGGTTATCGGGTCAGCCCGCAGGATCTGCCGATCGATGGCTCCGGCGAGAACCTGTCGTTGGGCCTGTCCGCCACTTCGTACTTGGTGTGGCCGTTCACGGTGTCCGGAGTCACCACGCAGTACATCGTCAGAAGGGTGAAACGATAATGGCCAACAACTACTACACCGCAACCGGCAACCCGCTCACGCGCGCGTTGTCGAACTCGGCCTACCTTCGGGCCGAGTTCACCGCTTTGGTGGGGGCCTTCGATCGACTGCCGGACCCGCTTGTTGGCGTGAAAGGCTTCGACGGTGGGACGTTCTCGGGGTCTACCCTGCAGCTCCCGACTATCACGAACCCTACCCTCACCGATGGGACCGTGACCGCGACGAAGCTCGGGCTGGGCGCTTCGGCCACGACATATGCCACGCCCAGCGCTGCACTCGGCACGAGCGGAGTGTTCAGCTTCTA